ATCTTTACCCAGTGCTGCAAGCACTCTGGCCTGACCATCTGCAAAAGTATTTTGGCATATCGTCGCTGACTGCTTTCCAGCACAAATTCTGCGTCACGCAACTGCGGCGCTTCCATCCGCGCCAGCCGATGAAGCCGACAGTCATAGGCAACAAGAACGAAGACCAACTGCGTGACTTCATCTACGGCAACAAGATAGCCGTCAGGCGCACTATGGCGGACGTTGCTGCCTATATGCCGCCCCTGACTATCCGCCAAGTCACTGTGGACTTCGACAACAGTGACGAACTGCGTGAGGCAACAGGCGAGGCAGTCTATGCTGGTGAGGCTGACCCAATTATGGCAAAGGCCCGCAGACTGCTTGGCGTGGCTAAGGCGAACCATGTGGCGGAATACGTCTACGATGTATGGGAGCAACTGACTTGCCCCGTGCTGGTGCTGTATTGGCACAAGGACGTAGGGGCGGCGCTAGAGGCGTGGTTGTCGGCGCAAAACCTGAACGTGCGGAAGATCGACGGCGCGACTTCGCAAGACAAGAGGGCCGAGGCAGAGGCAGTCTTCAACGCGCAGCGGTGTGACATACTGCTGGGGCAGATCGCTTCTATGGGTGTCGCTATTAACCTCCAGAAGGGTAGCCACTACGCCATCTTTGCAGAACGCGATTGGTCGCCCGCAGCGCAAGAGCAAGCCCTGCGCCGCCTCTGGCGCTTGGGGCAGGATACCCATGTGCAGATCGACATCTGTGAGGCAGAGCATCCGATGGACGAGGCTGTGGGCATGGTGGTGACGCGCAAAGGCAAGTCAGCCACCAAAATCATTGATTGAGGGAGAAAAGAAATGACTGAACTGCTTTTTGGCTTCTGCTTTGCCGTGCTGATTGCGGTGATGGCTTGGGGTGTAACAAACACCCTCTGGAAGATCGACGCAGTGGAGCGGGGGCTTGCGACTTACTGCCCGAATATCCAATGGGCGTGGGTGGGGGAGTGCGAAAAATGACTGTCGAGTATCTGCCTGTGACTGTCACTGACTTGCCAGTCAGCTTTGTCTTCCAACCTGATGGTGCGATGCGCGAAAAGGTTTCACGCGCACTTTCCATGAAGGTGGTGCGCGTAATCGCTGGCGCAGAAAAATGCAATGTGGTCGTGGACATCAAGCGCCCATACTTTCGGGCCATAGCGCCTGAACTGGATAGGAAGTAATGCGCGAAGGCATTTACGAAGCCATTGGCCTAGCTGCACTGATCTACGCCGGATACCTCATCGAACTATGGAAGTAAGAATGCGAGTAAGAATACAAGGCGCTATTTACGAGAGCGTCAAAGACGCCGCCGCCGCCTTTAACGTGACTGAGCAAACCATTTTGCGTGCGCTGCTTGAGGGACGCGAAGACCGCCTCAAAGTCAAAAGAATAGATTGCAAGCGCGGACGCCCGCAGCCTATCACTATCGAAGGCATGACTTTTCCAAACCGCAAGGCAGCAAACGCTGCATTAGGCTTACCCTACAACTACCTTGGGCAAGCCCTAAACAGAGGTAAACCGAAGGCACTGGCAAAAGTCCGCGCCGCAGCCATCGCGTATAAAGAAAGACTGCAATGAAAGTGAAAGTAAGAGGCGTGACTTACGAGTCAGTCAAAGAAGCAGCAGAGGCGCTGGGCGTCACGATAGCTGGCGTCTACACTGCCTTAGACAGAGGCAGGATCGACAAGTTAGGGCTAGGCAAAACCATCCCAAAGAAAATGGTAATCGGCAACGTGACGTTTAAATCTGCTTCAGAAGCGGCCCGCGCACTGGGCTTCAGCCGCAGCTACTTTAAGGACGACCACCAAGGCAAAAACTCAAAAGCGCGGCTGGATGCAGCAATCGCAAGGTTCATCAGAAATCAGGAACAGTCAAAATGACTACCACAGCAATCAAGCACGTTATAGTCAGGAGTCATGCTGCATATAGCAGTTCTGACATACCAGAACGCCCCGTAAGTCTGGCTTGTCCACCTTGGGAAATTCCGAATGCAGAGCATACAGATAAAGCTGTTAAACTGTCTCAAGCGCGCAAAGCGACTGCTCTCGACACAGAAAAACAGCGAACTCAAAGAAAGCCTCGACGAGATTGAAAATCTTGTCAAAGCCCTCTTGCGCGGCGATAGCTGACTGCGCTAGGACTATAGGCAGGGGGACGCAACCAAACGGCAACGTGATGGTTTCAAGCAAATGGTAAGTTGACGGACTGCGCTACGGCCTATCAATAAAACCTAGTCCCCCACGACATTCTGGAGCAACCGATGGCATCTGTGCGCGAAAACATCCTGATTGAAGCAGCAAATCTGACTGCTGGGGATCGCAACAAAGCCTACGGCGCTCCGCACGACAACCTGACTTACATGGCGCGGCTCGTCCAAGCCTACCTGTTCGGAAAGCACAACGTCGATCTAGAGTTGGATTCCGAGGACATGGCGTGGATCATGCTGATGGCGAAGGTGTCGCGCACTGGGGCCAGCCACAAGCACGACAACTATGTGGACGCTTCTGCCTACGCCGCCATAGCTGGTGAATGCCGCCAGATCATCACTGATAAGACTTGACAGCCTACAAACTACCGCACTACTCTACACATAGACAAACACACGAGACACTCTAACTGCTATGACCATGACCCGCGCACCATCGCATCGGCCCCATGTTCAGTCTGTGTTTGTCCTAACGCAACTGGAGGGCTAAAATGGCAATCGACCTTTTCAAAGTCATCGAAGAAGGCGTCAAGCTGAACAAATCAGCGTGGCCGCTGTATGGCGACGACGACACCTACCTTGACCGCAATGCGGTGCTGACTGCTTCTGAAAATCTGCGCTGCTTGCGCGAATTGAAGTTCAACAAAACAATGCCGCGCGAAAGCGAGAAGTGGGGCATGGCGGAGCGCGGACACGCTGTGGAAGCGTGGGTGGTCGAACAACTGCGCCGCGCCCATCTGCCTATCTTGCTGGCTGGAACAGATCAGCGGTCGTTCCTGCATGACGAGAGCGGCCTATCTGGGACGCCTGACGGCCTTGTGTGGGTCGATGGCAAGGCCATATTGGTGGAGTTCAAGTCAGTCGATCCGCGCACCAATCTGGAAGCGATGACGGCCCCTAAGCCGCAACACGCAGCGCAAGTGCAGCAGAATATGTGGCTGCTGAATATGCACGACCAGCCTGTCGAGGAAGCGGCGATCCTCTATGTGGACGCCTCTGACTTCCAGCGCCACAAGCAATTCAATCTGGCATATGACGGCGGCGAGATAGCGCGGCGGGCGGAAATCCGTGCAGCTATCCTGTTCGACACCGATGTGATGGAATTGCCAGCAGAGGGGCTGACCAACGGCGGCTGCACCTACTGCGCCTTCAAGGAGGAGTGCAGCGCCATTCAGGTTGCCCAGGGCGAGGCGCGGAAGTCTGACAAGCCCGCAATGCCCGTTTTTGCCCCTCGTGGCATTACTGAGTCAGTCAGGGAATACGGCTCCATCAAGGAGCAGATCAAGGCTTTGGAAGCCCGCGCAGACGATCTGGCGGCTACCATCAAGGAGTATGCAACAGGAGAGAACCAAATGGAGTTCGACACTGCTGCCTACAGCGTCAAAGTCACGGAAGTGGCTGGGCGTAAGACACTGGACACCAAGGCTTACGAGAAAGCCACTGGGGTCAGTGCAGACGGATTTTACAAGGTCGGTAAGCCGTCCATTCGTCTGGAAGTCACAGCAAAAACCTAAACACAGCCAAGGAGACAATCATGGCAAACGAAGTTACCGCATCGCCATTCGGCAAACCTGTCGCCCTCGTCAACGCCCAAGCAATGGCAGATGCAGTCACCGCATCCGCAGCGCAGGGCCAACTGGGCGGCGCACCTGATGGGTCCGTCTACCTCAACTTCACTGGTAAGCGCGGCGTCTACGAGTTCGGCAAGGACAAGGAAGACATCGACGCCAGCGAATTGTGGCTGGTGAACATCGCATCCTTCGAGGATGGCTATGTTTGCTGGAAGGGCGGCAAGACTATCGCCACCCGCATGGCGAACATCTACAGCGATCAGCGCATTCCTGCGCCCGCTGCTGACGAGCAAGGCCCGTTCAACACCTCTCAGGGTGAAGGCTGGTTCGCTGCGAAGTCGATGGTCATTAAGTCGCTAGAGGCAGACGACCGCCAAGGCTACTGGAAGATCAACTCCAAGAGCGGCGTAGCTGTCTTTGCTGACTTGCTCCAGCAAGTCGGTGAGCGCCTTCGCGCTGGCCGTCCGTCTTGGCCGCTGGTCAATCTGGGCAAAGAGAAGTTCGAAGCCCAAGGGCAGAAAAACTACAAGCCTGTGCTGACTGTCTACGGCTGGCTGTCGGATGCTGCCTGTGCTGAATTGGCGGCTGATCCTGATGCGGACATCGACGGGCTGATCCGCTCGTCGGAAGGCGGCGCTGGTGTTCCGGCCACTCGTCGTCGTCGCGGCGTGTTGTAAGCAAAAAATTAGCCCCCAGTGACCAAACTGGGGGCTAAGTAACCTCGGCAGGGAGGCTGGTTCTGCTAGGACCAATGAGGATATTAGAGACATGGATAAATTAGGTCAATACAAACTTGTGGCTTCGCACGAACAAGCGCAGCAAGTCATCAAGGACATCACGGATTCAGGCGCTGTTCACGCGCTGGACTTCGAGACAACTGGGCTGCGGCCCCATGAGGCGAAAGTGCGTTTGACTTGCATCAGCGGCCCCGCTGGCAACTACGTCATCGACCACTTGTTCTGTAAGCCGTTCAACTACTACGCCAATGCGCTTGCTGACGCTTGCCCGTGGGCGGTGTTCAACGCTGGTTTCGAAGGGCGCTGGTTCGACTATGCCACTGGTGGGCCGGACGTTGTGCTGTTCGATGTGGGCGTCATGTCGAAGGCGAAGCTGGGCGGTCGCCCGTTATCGCTGGCCGATATGGTCAAGCGTGATCTAGGCAAGGCCCGCGACAACAAGCATCTGCAACTGTCTGACTGGTCGCAGAAGGAACTGACCAACGAGCAGTATGACTACGGCTTCGAGGATGCAGAGGATACCTACAACCTCTACAAGATGTGGTCTGCGGCGCTGACAGCGGAGCAGATGGCGGGCTTCTATGTCCTCAATGACGCATGGCGCGGCACGGCGGAGATGGAAGACACGGGCATGACCATCGACGAGGAGCATCACAGCGGCCTGATTAAGATGTGGTCGCTGCGGCGCGATGTGGCTGAGAAGGTTTTGCGGCACTATACGCCGGAAGATATGATTGCGAACCTCCGCTCAAAAAAGCAACTCTCTGACTTCATCAAGACTGTCATGGACGAGACAAGTCTGCGGGCATGGCCCAAGACTGATAAGTCAGAGCAACTCCAGACTGACCGCAAGCAACTGCGTCAGGCGTCCTTCAGGTCGCCATACCCATTTTCGCGTTGGCTTGCTGCGCTGATGGTGTTCAATCGGGCAGACAAATACCTAAGCACCTACGGCGAAGTGCTGCTGAACAAGCAGAGGCTGGCAGGGCGCGTCTACGGGCGCTTCAATATCGCCCAAGCCATCACAGGCCGCTACTCGTCTTGCATTCCAGCGCACGTTAAAGTGATGACGCCAACTGGACCTAAGCTAATGGGCGATCTACGGGCTGGCGATCTAGTCATTAGCCACACGTTTGCAGAGCAAACAGTAACCAAGAAACTATTCTCTGGTGTAGCACAGGTTTACAGAATATACCTTACTACAGGAGAGGTGCTGGACTGCACCAGCAACCACCGCTTGCTGACTGAGTTTGGCTGGCGGTCACTGGAGGAATGCTATGGTTATGATTTTGACGCCCGCGCAAAAGCAGCAGATTGTGGAGCGGTATATCGCCCAAGACAAGCCGACGATGGAACAGGTCGCGGCGGAGATTGGGTGCAGCTACAAGGTAGTGCATGGTGCAGTATCCAAGGCACTATCGAAGGAGCAGCGGCTAGCGGAAAAGCAGATGCGCTACTCCAAAAGCAAGACGGGGGACAGGAACCCAATGAAAGGGAAGTATGGGGAACTGCACCACTACTTCAAAGGAGCGTGTTCGGACAAGAAGGGCTACCTGACTATAACCAGACCGAATTGGATGGCGGAGGGTCCAGTAAGGGTGTTTCAGCACCATGCGGTGATGTGCGCGGCACTTGGGTTCCCAGCGATACCGAAGGGTTTCCATGTGCATCACATCAATGGGGACAAACTGGACAACCGATTGGGGAATTTGGCCCTTGTATCCGCCGAGGCACACGCCGCGATACATCATCATACGCCGCGATCAGAAGAATTGAGTTTGTGGGAAGCGCACCAGTTTACGATCTGGAAGTCGCAACAGACCACAGCTTTATAGCTGGCGGAATCGTCGTCCATAACTCAAATCCAAACCTCCAGAACATCCCGCGCAATCCTATGGTGCGGCGGTCCTTCATCGCGCCGCCAGACACTGAGATGGTGCTGGCCGACTACAGCGGCATCGAACTGCGCGTCTTGGCGGAAGTCAGCAATGATCCGCAGTTAAAGCAGGACGTCATCTTTGGGGACGTTCACGCTGAGTCGGCTATCACGCTGTTCCGTGTCGATCCCAAGGACTTCAAGGCCCGCCTGAAGGCCAAAGACCCACGGGC